AGTTGACCGATATCAATAAAGCCCAAAGCGATGAAATCGAAATGTTGAAAGCCCAAATTGAAGAATTAGGTAATACAACACCCGCACCGAAATCAATGCGCAATGTGGCTGCTGTAGAACGTAACTTCAATAAAGGTCGCGAAAACGATTTTGGTGCACCCGCAGAGAACCAGGTAAGCGTATTGAACAAGGCTGCTATTTCCGATATTCTTGACCAAGCAACTTTTGCTAAGGGCGGTTATGACGCTGAATACAGTAACGCTCTTATGGGTTATGAATCAAGCGGTCAAGTATCGCAGAACATTCGTCAACGCATTAAATCTGAATTTGGAATTGAAATCATTTAATATTAAAAATTTATAAGAAAATGGATAGATTATCAATAAATCTTTCTGACTACGCCAGCTCAGGTAACGGCTGGGGTGCTGCTTCACGCGAAAGCGTTGATGCTTTGAATAAAGCGTTGACTGCTGGTGATATTACTGGTCGTGAAACCACTGACCGAGTTGATGCGAGTGGTGCGCCTTTGAAAGTTGAATCATTAGAGAAAACTCTTAAACACCTTACATTCCGCGAAAGCGATATTACTTTCTGGAAAGACATTCCTAAGAAACCTGCCTACAATACCGTAGAAGAATTCAACCAGCAATCAAGCTACGGTCAAGACCGCGGTGGCTTCAACGCTGAGGGTGAACTGCCTGAAGAGGAAGATAGTGTATTCACACGTAGAGCACAGTTGGTGAAATACCTTGGTACTACACGTAGCGTATCACACCAAATGACTCTTGTAAATTCCGTTATCGGTAACATCATGCAGAAAACCATTAAGGATGGTACTCTTTGGCTCTTGCGCAAACTTGACCAAGCACTATTCTTTGGTAACGAAAAACTTGTTGGACTTGAATTTAACGGCTTTTTAGCTCAGCAAGAACAATCTGACGCTTGGGCAACCCGCAACGAATATTGGAACAGCGAGCATGTAATTGATATGCGTGGTAAGGCTTTGACTGAAGACGCTATTGAATCAGCCGCAAACACAATCGTTGAAAACTTTGGTTTAGCTACTCAGATTTACACTGCACCGTCTGTACTCTCAGGCTTTGTTAAACAATTCTACGGTAACAAGTTCATTCAGCCGAACACCCAAGCACTTACCAACGGTATTATGGGTCAACGTGTTCAACAGTTTGAATCGCAATTCGGCTCAATCGGCTTAAAGCAAGATATTTTCTTCAAAAAGAAACCTTCAAAAACCGCGAAATCAGAAGCTACTTCAGACAAAGCACCCGCAGCACCCACTGTAGCGGTTGCATCGGTTACATCGGATGCTAATTCTAAATGGAGCGCATCGGATGCCGGCAATGTATTCTACGCTGTTTCAGCATTCAACCGTTATGGTGAATCGAAACTCACTGTAGTTGATGCAGCCGTAGCCGTAGCAGCAGGTGGTGCCGCTGATATTACTATTACCGATGGTGGTGGTACTCATAAGGCAAGCGCATACCGCATTTACCGTGGCTTTGTAGGTGGTACTGCTGACGGTCAGCTTTATCCCATCATGGAAGTATCTATCAAGGATGTTGAAACTGGACTTGATGGTGCTGCTGGCGGTGCTATCCGTGACCTCAACCGTTTCATTCCCGATACTGACCAAGCTATGATACTTCAATTCGATAACGAGGTTATTGAATTTGCTCAGTTAGCACCGCTCATGAAGATGGATTTGGCTATGCTTGCACCTGCTTATCGCTTCATGATTTTGCTCTATGGTACTCCGCTGCTTTATGCGCCTAAGAAATTAGTCCGCGTTATTAACATCGGTAAGTATAGCGCATAACCGAGAATTTGGCTTAAAAATATATGAATTGAGAAAGGGGTGCGGGTGATGAGCCCCAACCCCTTTCTTTGTAAATAAAGACAGTAAAATGAAAATTAAAGCAATTAATTCTAATGTTAAGTCTATGAAATTGAATGTACCGATTGACGGTTTAATTGACATAGACGCAAACGGCATCGCGGTCGTATCAGACAAGGCTGCGGAAGTGCTTGTAAAGGGCACTAATGATTGGAAATACGCTGAGGAAGTAAATCCTACTACAGAAGCATCGCAGGGCGAGAGCAATAGCGAGAACGTCACAGACGATGATATTATCGCAGGCATTAAAAAAATGAAGTTAGCCGATATGATTACAACGGCAAATGAGGCTGGCTATCCTGCTGAGGAATGGGAGCGATTTGCTAAGAAAGAAAAACTCATGGCTGCTTATTTGATTAAGAAGTACAACGAAGCAAAACTTGCCGAAGTTACCGAATAAAAACTTTATCAAATGCCTATCTTCAGCCTACAATTTAGGGGAGGGATAGGCATTTGAAATTAATTCCCCTATTAACGAGATGCCGAGTTTAAGATTAAAAATAAGATACAATAAAAATGAGGGTTTACTGATTAGTCCCAGTGAACTACGTGAAAACTATTTGTTTGGCATTCCAGTATGTACTACGGATGGACGTAAGCTGTCACCCCAAACGATTAAACAACAAATATCCGCTGCACAAAAGCGATTTGAAACTCTGTTTAGCATCAAGTTAAATCGTCAAGTTATTGAAGAAAGTAAAGATTTTGTGCGGCAAGAATGGAATGTTTGGGGTTATGTAAAGTCAACATATCCGATTGCATACACCGATAAGCTACGCGGATATATAAATGAAGCGTGTCAAGTTAATTATCCAAGCGAATGGCTAAGTATAAAGAAAACCGAGAGTGTTGCTGTCTGGCGTAATTTATATGTTATCCCTAACTCAGCAAGTACAGAGGGAGCGACAATGACGCAAAACTCTATTATATACAATGGTGTTTATCCTCATTTGGGTTGGTTTGGGAAACCTTATATTCCTAACTATTGGAGATTAAAATATATCACAGGTTGGCGTTCAGACGAAGTACCTGATGACCTTATGGACGCTATCTGCAAATATGCATCTATAAACGTACTTGCTATTATCGGTAGTTATTTGTACGGTACGGGCATGAGCTCAATTAGCGTTAGTTTGGATGGTGTTTCGCAAAACATTCCTCTCACCAAAGGCGGTAAGTACGGTATGTTTTCAGATAGGATACAGTTATACACAGAACAGCTAAATGATATGATGGAAAACATGAAGTATCTTTATGCGGGTTTAACCTTTGACGTGATTTAGAATGAGCGAGAAGAAAAGCATATTAACATCACACCCAGTCGTAGCCGTAACCGAGCCTTCATTAGATATTCCCGAACCTATTTGGGATGTAGCTAAGTTTGAGAGCCTAATTTATCGTCACGGTTATGATGCTTATATAGAACGAGCCTTGCGCTGTCCTTGCGTAGATAGGTCAAGCGGTCAAGCATTATCAACTTGTAAAAACTGTCTTGGGCGCGGTTGGTTTTTTGTAGATAAAAGACAAACAAAGGTCGTGTCTCAATCCATGGCTAATTTACGGAAAAATTCTGATATCGGTGAAATCAACCGAGGTACAGCGCGTATTACTACGCGTGCCGTAGATAGATTAGCATTCATGGACAAGATAATTTTAACCGAACTCATAGCGTATTATTCCGAGATATTACGTCCAGTGATGTTCAACGATGAATTGGTAGCATATCCGATTTACGAGCCGTTGGAAATTACTAACATGTATATGTATGTCGGAGATACGGTGAAACTTGAACCAATACCCGCAGATTTTTACGCGATTGAAGGGAATAAGATTGTATTTTCCGAGAGTTTGGCGGAACTAATTGACGTGAACGATGTAAATCAAAAACAACCTGATATAAGCGTATCGGTTAGATATTCTTACAACCCAGTTTATCACGTTGTAGATGTTAATCGTGAGTTGATGAAAGTAAGAGATAAGGGTTGCACGTACAGTGACGAGAAACTTAAAAATATGCCTATTTCTGCTTTGGCGCGTAAAGCTCATTACATCTTTGATGCGCAAACATTCGGTCGCGAATTATTTGATAATACATTAGAATAACGATATACTATGCCAAACCCCATAACGATAGATTTATCAGCGGTTCAAGCTAAATTTTCTTTGGCTGCTAAGGAGATTGACAAATTAACGGAAACGTGTGTTCAATCGGTAGCAACTGCTATATATGCTAATTGGCAAAGTTTGGCAAAGAAAAAACTACATTCTACATTACCCGATTATCTTCAGCACCTCATAGTGGTTGATAAAGGTAGATTTGCTAAGCAAATTATTTTGACTGGTGAATTACCTAATATGCTTGAGTTGGGCGCATCCGCGTTTGACATGAAAGAGGGGTTCAAAAAATCGAAATATGTAAAACATACGGTAGCGGTTTATAACGCAAAAGGTAAAATGGTTTATCCTGGTGGTGATTGGTATTTAACCGTACCATTCCGACAAGGTACTCCAGGAATTGTAGGGCAAGCAGGTTTTGCGAACGAAATGCCTCAGGAAATATACGATATAATGGTTCATCGCGCAGCGAACAATCCACTGCGTCAGTCGGAAATTCCCGAACCTTATGACGTGCCGAGAAGTCGTGCTGCGATTATGGATGATAAAGGAAATACGTTGTTTGCTGAATACGAACATAAATCTTCAATCTTTGCAGGTTTAACAAAGAAAACAGCAGCCTATAATAAAGTCACGCAAAATACATACGTTTCATTCCGCAGAGCAGGGGAACGTAGTGACCCGATGTCATGGATACACCGAGGTTTTGAGGCAATGAATTTAGCCGATGAAGCTATACAAATGACCGATGTAGATACGATAGTTGAAAACGAAGTCGCTGAATATTTAGACAAGACACTATAATGGAAAGTATTATTATACCAGAAGTCATAATTTACAATGCCTTAGAGAGTGTTATAAGGTATGTGCGTAAGGATTTAACGGATAACAGTGAGAACGAGCAGAAAAGCATGCTATATCGCTTGCTTGGTGTAAATCCTGACGGTAAGCCGATGAATATGAATAGATGGAATTTTTTCCGTCAAGCAAAAAAGATATTTACGGATAAAAATAATTTGAGTGTTAATTTTGGTTACAATTTTGAAGTAGCTAAGATTATTTCATTGCATATCATATTACCGTCAGAACAAGCCGCAGAGTCAGCTATTGGTCAAGACGAGGGTTATGGAAATACGATAGACGAAGATGGTAACATTCAATCTTATTTCACTCAAAACTTTACAAGCAATTATCAGGTAATGATTACATCGAACAATAGTAGCGAGGTGTTGACCGTATATCACGTGCTTAAATCTTTGCTATTAATGATATTTCCGCATCTTGAGATAATGGGCTTGCGTCTGAATAAGTTATCGGGAAATGACGTTATGTTCCGCGATGAGATGATGCCCAACGGAATATTTCATAAGGTAATCAATCTCAGTTTTAATTATGAACTGAAAGTGCCGCAAATGTTACAGCATGAAGCAATCCGAGGAATTGTCATTGAGGGGCATCTTTTGGAGAACATTAATGATGATTGCTTATTGCACGGAACTACGTGAATTTTTGGAGACAATTCAATTATAATATATTGAAATTAATACTTTTTTAACAATAAAATATATAAAGACATGGCAACAGTCGTAAACTTTCATGGTAAGAACTATATCGAACCTGGTTCATATGCCGTATCTGTTTACAATCCTACGTCTGTGACTAATGTTTCCGAGTTTGGAAATGTTATGATTATAGATACTGGTTTGTCGATAAACGGAAAGTATGAATTTGCTGGCGGTTCAGGCATCCACGGAGAATTAAACAAGTCGTTGAAGTCCGTGTATGAGTTTGATAATTACGAGGACTTTTTGTCATTTATGGGTGGTGGACTTGTAGGCGATATAGCTGAGAAAATATTCACCCCTATGGACGGTCAAGCAGGTGCTCCCAAACTCTATTATTGTCGTGCTGCTACAACTACTTGCGCTAATTTGGAACTCAAGTTCAGTAGTTCAACACTCACTCTAAAGTGTAAGAATGAGGGTATATCTGGTAATGGCGTTATTGAAGGTGGACAACTGAAAGTTGGCTACGCAGCGCGAGTGGTTGCTGGTACCGATGACGAAACTAAATTCAAACTCCAAGTTTATCGTGGCTCATATATGGGTGAAGATGAATACGGTGAAGCATATGGCGCAAAGACATGGGAAACCGCAAGCGGAAATCTTTTAGCCGAGAGCGAGGAATTTAGCACGTTACAAGAATTGTATGATTGGGCGCGAGCCGATAAATACGTTTTAGCGAATTTTGTTGTAAGTATGAAAGGTGAGGGAACTCAATCACTTTCAGAAGTAGTTTTAACAGCAGCATCGGGCGGTACAACCGAGTATCTTTCAGGTACGGAATATGCCGATGTACTTGAAGCCATTTCTGAACTTGATGTAACGTTTTTCCTTGCTACTAATACAACCGTGGCAGGCGGTACAGACGCAGCAACAAACGGTAAGTTGTTCACATTCCTAAAGAATGACGCGAAATTTACTGAATTCATGGCAATTCCTGGCGGTTCAGCTGATGATGATTTATTTGGCGATAATAACTCATCTCAGGCTATTGCTAAGTATTACGATAGCGGTCAGGCGATAGTTGTTCACGGTGCACCGATTGTAAACCGTAAAGACGGTAACGGCACCAAACAGCTGCCTTCAATTTATTTAACCGCAGCCGTAGTAGGTTTGAACGCAGGTTTAGCAGCGCAAACTCCGCTCACATTCCAGCGTGTAGGTTATCAATCATTCGCTTATGACCTCAAGAAAAAGGAACGTGAGAAAGCGTTACAAGCAGGCATCATGCATGTTCGCAACGTATCGGGATATTGGTGCATTAACCAAGGTATTACCACCATTCAGGATAACAAAAAGACCTACGCAACGGATGGTCAATCACTTGAATTATCAATCGAACTTATCAAGGCTCAACTGAATAAGGAATTGATTGTTGATTCATCTTCGCGTTTCACTGGCAAGAACTCAGTTATAGCGAGTGCTCAAACCGTTAAGAATTTTGTTGAAACAAAACTTAATTCGTTAACAGCGTCAACCGATAGTGATAATCTTATCGTATCTTGGAAGAACGTAAAAGTTACCGCCAAGAATACTGATTATTATATTACTTATGATTTCCAACCCAATGTACCAGTTAACAAGTTGTTCTTCACTGGTAACGTACTGGACTTGGATGTAAGTGCTTAGAATTTATTAAAACGTACTAAGATATGAGCAAAGAAAACAGAAGTATGACCGCACCCCTTGCGATTATACAAATAAATTCCGTTACAGTCGGAAAGATGAAGAATGTCCGTATTACTGAGAATATTCGCCGTGGACGAGTAGCTGGTATTGGACGTTTGAACGCTTCAGAATTGCCTCCATTGGAGTGGCAGGGTACTCTATCTTGTTCGTCATATTCGATAAATTTCAATCTTTTGGCCAACGTCATGAAGAAAGGAACGTACCGAAATGCGGGCACGTTAGAAGAATGGGCAAACGCTGTATTGCTTGAAGAGGATGGATTGGAAATATCTATCTTGCGTAAGGTGAAAGATGGCGAAATTGACGCAGAGACTGGTTTGGTTAGCACCAAATACGAAACTTTTGCTAAGGTTGCTGCCGCATTCGTTACACGTGAGGGTTTTGACCTTCAAGAAGGACAAATCAGCGGTCGCGATACCGATTTTGAATATCTTGAGCCAATTCTATATAATGACATATTATAAAGAATGATTTGACAATTATAATTAAAGCGTATCGTAGATTGAAAGATTTTACGGTACGCTTTAATTGTTAAATAAAACTGTTAAATTATGGCACTCCAAAGACAAAAAAAATTTCAAATTGGTGAAAAGGTTTTCGTTGCTAATTTCCCGAATATAGGTCAAATAATTGACTTAGAGTCACTGAAACAAGCGTTGACCAGTAATCGCTATGGACAGATGGCTATGTCGGGCATAGCAAGCATGTATTACGCTTTAGACTTGGTTGATGCAATCGCATTCTATCAGATAGTTGTACCCGAAGTAGCTAAATTTTATGACATTCGTAACTACGCATCATTAGCCGTAGATAAGATTAATAACCTGCTTTCAGCGTATCAAACGCAGATTAAGCCGTGGTTTGAATCAACGCTCAGCGAACTAAAAGGTGATAACGTAGAAGAACGTAATAATGACGGAGCAACTGAATCCAAAATTAACGATTGAGGATGAAGTAAAACATTTCATTTTTAATTGGCATGAATTTCCTCTGGACTATTGGTGGAGGAAACGGTACAACATCCCTTTTGGTTCAAGGCAGCATAGAGAGATGAATTTCATTGACATCTATGTCGAATACCAAGAGGGATTGTTGTTGAAGAAATCCAACGATGATTATGAGGCTGAACAATCCGAGTTAGAAGATGAGATTTTAGGGTTGAAGCCTAATAATAAAGAAATCGTGAAAATGACCGATGACGAAATTGATGAAGATTATGATAATCTTGATTTAACGCAATTCGATTAAATATGGCTAATGAACAAACGATTAATATAAGCGGAAAAGCAACGTTAGACACAACTGACGCTGAAAATAAATTAAATAGCCTGAGCCAACAAGCTCAAGGCTTACAGAGTCAGTTGCAAGGAGGATTGGCGCCACGGTCTGGTGTAGTTGATAGACAGCTGGAATATCAAAACGGTAGATACTCTTGGTCACAACAAGAAAAACCACAAGACCAAAAGACTGACCAAGAGAAGTTAAATGACAGAATGGCTCAAGATATTCGTAGAGAAATTTTGAGCCGAGGTGCTTTATTTGTTCCTGGTTCATCGAATTTTAATCAATTGATGAACGCGGTTGTTTCGCAACAGCGAGCCAATTATCACGGAAAGATTGAAGAGAAATTCGGAGCAGCCGAAACCGATACTCAACGTCAATTCCGAGAGGAAAAGAAATCACAAATTGATAAGTTAGCCCAAGAACGTGCGAATAAATTATCAACAGCTACTTCAAGCAGACAAAGAGAGCGAATAAACAAGCGTTATGACAGCAGGGTACGCTCTGTTATTGAAGGCTTGAATAGCAGAAGAGATGAAGCATTATCGCAAATTTCAAGTACGAAGAATGAGCAAAAGGCTGCTATTGAGCAAGACCTTGTTAGGATAGCTACTGACCTTGTTCAAGAACTCAGAAGAAAAAATCCAAATTCTTATTTAGGGAATTTGCGTGCTGAATATCAAGATGCGATAGCACGGAGAGAAAACGCTGAAACCTTAGAAGATGCGCAAGCCGCATCATTGGAAGCAAACGAAATACAAAAACGTATGTCGAAAGCTATGGGTGTAAGAAACCCGATAGCGCAGGCTGCTGCAATTTGGGGTGGTGTTAATTCAGGATTGAATGTTGCTAATACAGCCATATCAGCTTATTTCCGTAATACAGCATCCGAGATAGGTGAAGTGAATTCTGCTGCGAACGGAGATGCTTTTGGAGCAATGCAACAAGACATAGAACGCAGAAGAACTAATTCAAGTGCGTGGGGTGCTGGTATTGGTGCTTTAGTCGGTGCGATTGGTGGCGGTATAGCGGCAGCGTTTGGTTCATTCGGTATAGGTACGGCTGCTGGAGTAGGTGGCGGTGCGGCATTAGGTACAGCCGCAGGCACAGGTATTGCTAACGCTATATTCAATTGGACTCACGGTGCGGAAGAAAATCAAATTAAATTAGGGCAAATGTGGCAACAGCAGGAACAGCGTTTCCAGCAGTTTAACGAACTTGCTCTCATAACTCACGGAATTAATCGTAATGGCTTAGAAGCAGAAAGACAACAATGGCTTAATGCTTTACAAGGTGGTGTTATCGGTGCTTATACAACAGATAATCCAAGCGGAGTTACTTTTAATGATTTAGGATATACTGGGGCTCAATTCTCTCAAATTGCTGCTCAAAGGATTAAACAAAGAGGTTTTATTGGTGATACCGTTGTTGGTACATTAAATGGTGAGGGTAGATATTCAGCCGAACAAGATATTTACCGAGCCGTAAATCAAATTGCGTTAGAACGAGCCTATAATATGTCTGAAGGCTCATTAGCGCAATATAGCGTATATGACCGATATTCTAAGGGGAGAATAAAGAATGACGCTAATCAAGATATGGCTAATTTAGTAGCCAGTCTTAGTAATATGGGAACATTAGGTATGAGTGGTGGTCAAACTCTACGTGCAAACGAGTTTTTAGGCTATCAGACTCAACTAATGGAATTACAAAAAGGATGGATGGATGCACCGAGTAGTCAATTTGCTACTCAAATGCTTTTAGCTGGTCAAAGTCTTTTTGGAAATAATTTTGATAGCCGAGCTATTAATGAAATGAGTCAAATACAAGGTACGGTCACCAATCCTAAAGAAGATTATTCTAAAGCCATATTATATGACGTTATCCAAAATGAAATATCTGGAACTAAGGGTAATTTACTTGCAATTCGTCAGGCTCAATATTCCGATGACCCAGCCGTAAGAAATAAAATACAAAGTGCGATGTTTAAGCGATTGACTGAAATATACGGAGGTGTTGATACAACATCTGGATATTTAGCTTTGTCGCATTACACGGGCATACAAGACCCAGAACGATTAAAGAAATGGGTTGGACAAATGCAAAAAGGATTGCCTGCCGTAAGTCAAGGAAGCGTTAGTGCGGATGCGGCTGCATTAAAGGAATACACCCCTGAAACGAGTAAAAAGATGCTTGAATATCAAGATAGTACAAGTAAAATGATAGCTGATAATTTAGCTGATTTGAAAGGAGTATCTGACCAGATGTTAAGCACTTTCAAAAAACAATTGGATGACATTATAACGGAATTAAAATAATGGCAACATATCTAAAACTATTCAATAGCGTATCGGGCAGAACAATAAAAGATTTTGCCGACTTGTGTAAAATCGGTTTTACATCAGATTTTACATTAGAGAAATTTTTTAAGGAAAATGTTGACAATATCTTAAATAATCTTTCACCTGAGAAAAAGCAAGAAATAGCTAAGAAAAAGAATAAATCAATAGACGAACTTACTACGGATGATATTGATATTTCAGTAGAATTACCAACTTGTTACTTATCAATCCGTGAAAAGTATGTTAGTTATTCTTTGATTACAAAGAATACAAATTTTCAAGCAGCCGTTGATTCAACAATCGCATTTCAAGACGAACAAATTAAGAATGTTTTTCAAGATAACGGTTTTTCGGGCATAAGCGGTTATCAAAAAATTGAACCAAAGATAAGAGTTATCGGTTGGTTCAAAACCATGTTCTATGAAAATAAAAGCAAGAACAATAATAAGAATGTTGATGACGTTTATAATCTTAATTCTAATTTCTTAGATATATCAAAATATATAATCACATTGAACATAAGCAATAGCGGTTCAGGCGGTAATTTTTCATTCACATTGCCGCATATTTCGTTATATCCAACATTAGGTCGCAGTAGTGTAGATGAAAGCGCAGCAATAAGTTCAGGACAAGGAAATTTAGCTTTAATAGATACAAATTCACAAATACAAGAAACCGATTATATTAAATCAACAATAAATACGTTTGATTATTTTGAGTGGTTAATGCAATCGAATGACTTGCTTTTCATATCGTTTGACGGAATGGATGAGTTGAGTGATGATAACTTAGCTAATAAGAATTACGATATGATA